ACCCCCGCGTCGCAGGGCAAAAGTTTTTGCGCGCTTTTTTCTAAAAAGCGCTGCTTGCTTTTCTCTGTTTTCTTTACTGATGAAGGGTAGTCTGGCCGATGGGCATTCAGAATTTTCCGGCGGCTCTGCAGCCGATTATCCAGCAGGGGTTTCTAGAGCGCGAGTTCGAGACGGCGTTGAAGTCGCGTTTGGGGTATCGGTTGATTGCCGACCGCGAGGAGTTTGCGGTGGGGATCGGCGAGACGCTGACGAAGACGCGGGCGGGGTTGAAGCCAAGTGTGACGACGCCGCTGGCGGCGGCGAGCAATACGAATCTGGATAACGGGCTGACGTCGACGAACTGGGGGGTCGAGCAATATACGATCTCGCTGAATTTCTATGCGGCGACCCAGGATTTGAACATGGTGACGAGCCGTGTGGGGATCGCCAACCAGTTCTTGCAGAATGCGGCGACGAATGGCGAGCAGGCGGCGCGCAGTTTGGATGAGCTGGCGCGCAATGCGCTGTTCGCGCCGTATTTCGGCGGGAATACGCGGGTGATTGCGACGCTGTCGGCGGCGGGGACGAGCGTGCAGGTGGATGATGTGCGCGGGTTTCAGACGGTGTTTGCGAATGGCGTGCAGCAGGCGGTTTCGGCGACGTATCCGTTGGGTGTGTCGGTGAATGGGACTATGTACACGCTGGTCGGTGTTGCGGTGGATGCGACGAATGTGTCGACCGCGCCGAACGGGATTTCCGGCGAGCTGGTGTTCAGTGCGGCGGTGGCGGTGGCGGATGCGACCGCGGGGAACGCCGTGGTGGCGGCGACGGCGAGTGCGATCGTGCGGCCGGCGAGCCGGACGACGACGGCGGCGCTGCAGGTGAGTGATACGCTGACGATGGGCAATTTGCTGGATGCGGTGGCGCTGCTGCGGCGCAATGCGGTGCCGTTGGTGGATGGGGTTTATAATTGCTATCTCGATCCGGTCTCAGCCAGGCAGTTGTTTGCCGATCCGGATTTCAAGCAGCTGTTTCAGGGGGCGACGTCCTCCAACCCGGTGTTCCGGCAGGGGATGGTGAGCGATTTTCTGGGCTTGCGGTTCATCACCACGACCGAGGCGTATGTGCAGACGCATCCTTCGATCGAGAATCTTTATGTGCGGCGGCCGATCGTTTGCGGGCAGGGGGCGCTGATCGAGGGCGATTTTGCCGGGATGGCGGCGGATGACGTGGCGCCGAAGGACAGCCTGGTGAACGTGATCGACAATGTGGCGATGGTGACGCGCGAGCCGATCGACCGGCTGCAGCAGATCATCGCGCAGAGCTGGTACTGGATCGGCGGGTTCTGTGCGCCGTCCGACACGACGACGACGCCGGTGACGGTGCCGACGGCGACGAATGCGAATTACAAGCGCGCGGTGATGCTCGAGCATATCGGTTAAGGGGGCGGGGATGTCGACAGGTTCAACGCAACCGTTCCGGCCTGCGGGCACGGCGAGTGTGGCGGCTTCGACGAATGCGGCGAGTACGGCGCTGGTGGGCGGCGGGAGTGCCGTGCTGGTGTTCAATGCGGCGAGCGGGACGGCGTTCGTGCGGCTGGGGGGTGCGAGCGGTTTGACGGCGACGCTGAGCGATACGCCGGTGCCGGCGGGGGCGCGGATGCTGCTGGGTGGCGGGCCGTTTGCCAATCATGCGGCGGTGATTTTGGGATCCGGCAGCGGCACCGTGTATTTCACGCTCGGCGATGGGGATACGTACTGAGATGTCGGGCAGCCTGCCGACGTCGTTTTCCGATGCGCAGAAGGCGGATATCCGGCGGTTCTGCGGCTATCCGGCCTATGGGGCGGGGGCGGCGGGGTTCGAGTCCTGGCGGTTTTTCCAGGCTTACGGGACGCTCGAATATCGGATGAACAATCTGGCGCCGGCGGAGGTGGCGGTGACGCTGCAATATCTCTCGACGCTGGCGTCGTTGGAGGCGGTGGTGCCGAGCACGTCGGAGAATTTGGATACCGATGCGGCGGCGGCGTGGACGCATAACAAGGACGAGCTGCGCGATCGGGCGAATTTGTTCGATGGGTGGCGGCGGCGGTTGTGCGGATTTCTCGGCGTGCCGCCGGGGCCGGCGCTGGGGCAGTCCGGCGTGACGCTGGTGGTGTGATGGATGGCGTGAAGCTGGCGGACCGGCTGGCCTATGGGGCGGGCTGCGTGGCGCGCCGGGTGGGGTTTGTGCATGACGCGTATCGGCCCGACGGGCCGGTGTCGCCGCTCGATCCGGCGCGGCGATTTTTGCGGCTGGCGGTAGCGTTTGTGCTGCCGGGCGGGGGGTTAAGCGCGCCGAGCGCGCTGGGGGTGCCGTATCGGCAGGCCTGGGCGGATTGGAGCTACCTGGCGGTCGGCGATTATCTGGTGGGGCCGGAGGGTGTGGTGTTCGTCGTCTCCATCGAGCCGCCGAAGCCGATGCTGGTGGTGATGACGAATGCGGTGGTGCGGTTGTGCCGGCCGGCAGCACCTGTGCTGGCGGGGTTGAACGATTATAGCGCCGTGCTGCCGGCGACCGAGACGGCTTTGGTGGAGGGATTTCCTGCCAGTTTGTTGATGGGTGGGGTTGAGGATCGCACCCGCGTGGGCTTGGCGGACGATACGAAACTGCCGGGATTTACGGCGCTGCTGCCGGCGGTGACGGGGGTGCGGCCGCGGGTTGCGGATATGCTGCGGAGCGATGGCGGCGCGAGTTTTGTCGTGACCGGGGCGATTTTGATGGGTGGCACCTGGCGGCTTTCGCTCGACCAGGCGGTGAGCTGATGGCGGATCAGGCGGATGTGGAGCGCGCGCTGGCGGCGGTGATCGCCAATGCGCTGTATCCGGCGGGGAGTGCGGCGGCGAGTGTGGTGGGGCTGACATGCCGGGTGTATCGCGGTGTGCCGACGGCGCCGGCGCTGGATGCGGATCTGGCGCAGGGTGCGGTGCATGTGTCGGTGTTGGGCGCGGTGCCGGGCGTGAAGAATGTGACGCGGTATCCGCGGCGGTGGGTCAGTGTGGCGCCGGTGAGTGAGCTCCTGAGTGTGAGTGTTACCGGGAATGGTGCGACATTCTCCGGCAATTGCGCGGTGGGGCAACTGGCCGGTGTGATGGTGGACCAGGCGACGTTCGCCTATGCGGTGCAGGCGAATGACAGTGCCGCGACGGTTGCCAGCAATATGGCGGCGTTGATCAGGGCGGGCGGCTGGATCGTCGATTATCAGGGGGCGACGCTGAGCGTGCCGGCAGCGGCGCGGTTTGTCGCGCGGGTGGTGAGCGGTGCGGGGGCGTTGCAGGAGATCAAGCGCCAAAAACAGGATTTCCGGATTTCCCTGTGGTGTCCGAGTCCGGCAGCCCGCGATGCGGTGGCGCCGGTGATCGATGAGGCTTTGGCGTCGATCGGGTTTCTGGCGCTGGCCGATGGGTCGAACGGGCGGGTTTTGTTCGAGGGCGTGGTGGCGATCGATAATGCCGCCGATGCGCGAGTGTACCGGCGCGAGCTGGTTTATTCGGTGGAGTATCCGACGACTCTTTCGATGCTGACGCCGGCGATGCTGTTCGGCGTGGAGACCCTCACCGCCGATACGGTGCTGGTCGAGACCTTACATAGCTAGAGGATTCACAATGACAGTGCAGCTGGTAGTGCTGAAGCCGTTTCTTGGCTTCAAGCGCGGCGATAAGATTACCGATGCGGCGACGATCGCGAAGGTGCTGGCGGGGCCGCAGGCGGGCTCGGTGGTGCGTGTGACCGCGAAGGAGAGCTGAGATGCCGATTGTTCAGCAAGGCGCGATCAATACGACCGCGCTGATCGTACCGGATCTGTATGTTCAAATCGTGCCGCCGCAGAGTTTGCTGCTGAATGGTGTGCCGACGGATGTGCTGGGCGTGGTGGGCTCGGCGAGCTGGGGGCCGACCGGCGAGCCGACGGTGATCGGCAGCATGGGCGAATACGCGGTGAGCTTCGGCGCGGTGATGCCGCGCAAATACGATATGGGCACGCAGGTCGCGACCGCCGTGCAGCAGGGGGCGGCGAATTTCCGCTGCGTGCGCGTGACGGATGGAACCGACACGGCGGCGTCGCTGACGGTGCTGGGGGCGGTGACATTCACCGCGATCTATACCGGGAGCCTGGGCAACCAGCTGAGCCTGACGCTCGCCAACGGATCGGCGGCGGGGACATGGCGGCTGACCGTGGCGCTGCCGGGGCTGACGCCGGAAGTGTTCGACAATGTGCCTGGTACCGGGCCGAATTTCTGGTTGGCGTTGGCGGCGGCTGTCAATCAAGGTAACGGCACGTTGCGCGGCCCGTCGCAATTGGTGGTGGCGACCGCGCTCGGCGGTTCGGCGACGCCGGTGGCCGGGCTGTATGCATTCGCGTCCGGCACGCCGGGGAGCGATGGCGCGGGCAATGTGACGGCGGCCAAGCTGGTGGGTTCGGATACGCTGCCGCGGCAGGGCATGTATGCGCTGCGGGCGCAGGGCTGCGCGCTGGCGCTGCTGGCCGACGCCGATGATCCGACGCAGTGGAGCACGCAGGTCGCGTTCGGGCTCTCCGAGAGCGTTTACATGATCTTGACCGGACCGGCGGGCGACACGATCGCCGACGCGGTGACGGTGAAGGCCGAGGCGGGTATTGATAGCTATGCCGCGAAGCTGATGTTCGGCGATTGGATCTACTGGTCCGATCAGGCCAACGGGGTGACACGGCTGGTGTCGCCGCAGGGGTTTGTCGCCGGTCGTCTCGCAAATTTGTCGCCCGAGCAATCGTCGCTGAACAAGCCGCTCTATGGTGTGATCGGCAGCCAGAAGTCCGGCCAGCCGGGATTGGGGACGGCGGCGACCTACACGAGCGCCGACCTGACCGCGCTGTTGGGGGCCGGCATCGACGTGATTGCCAACCCGCAGCCCGGTGGTGCGTATTGGGGTGTGCGGGGCGGACATAATTCATCGTCGAATGCGGCGATCAACGGCGATAATTATACGCGGCTGACGAACTATATCGCGAGCACGCTGGCGAGCGGCATGGGCGCCTATGTCGGGCAGCTCGTGAACAGCACGCTGTTTCAGAATATTCGGGCGACGCTGTTGGCATTTCTGAACGGGCTGCTGAGCCAGGGGATGCTGGGGAGCACCGGCACGGCGCTGCCGTTCGCGGTGATCTGCGATCTCACGAACAATCCGCCGAGCCGGACGGCGCTCGGCTACGTGCAGGCCGATGTGCAGGTGCAGTACCAGGCGATCAACGAGAAATTCATCGTCAATGTGCAGGGCGGGCAGACGGTGCAGGTGAGTGTCGCGACCAATGCGGCGAGTGCGTGAGAGAGGGGAGCGATGCGATGCCGTATAATACGTTTTCCGTTGGCAGCGATTGCCAGATTGTGGTGATGGGGCCGTTCGGGCGGGTGGATTTCGAGCATGTCACCGGGTTCGAGGCGCGGCAGATGACGCTGGCGCTGCGGGTCGACCGGCTGGACGGTGTGCAGCTGGGTGCCGAGCTGCCGAAAGGCTGGGCGGGCACCTTCTCGCTCGATCGCGGCTCTTCGGCGGTGGACGATTTCATCGCGCAAATCGAATCGGCGTATCTGGCCGGTCAGACGGTGGCGGCCGGGACGTTGTACCAATATGTCAATGAGCCCGATGGTTCGACCTCGACGTATCAGTTCAATGGCGTGGTGTTCAAGTTGGCGTCGGCTGGCGCCTATAGCGGGACCGCGCCGGTGACGCAGAAGCTGGACTTCTACGCGTCCGGCCGGGTGAGTATGTGATGGCGACGACCGTTATCGATGCGAACGGGCGGACGCTGACGCTGCGGCGGATCGGCCCGGTCGAGCATTTGCGGATATTTCGTGCGCTGGGGCCGCAACTCTCGGAGAACGTACCCTATGTCAACGGCGCACTGATCGCCGCCGCGGTGGCGATGATCGATGAGCTGCCGTTGCCCTTTCCGGCGAACGAGGCGGCCGTCGAGGCGGCTTTGGAGCGAATAGGGCTGGAGGCGATGGCGCTGGTGGCGGCGGCGATTCGGCCGCCGAGCGCCGAGGAACTGGCGGCCGCGGCGGGAAACTAGCCCGGCATCCCGCGCTGATCGATTGTTTGTTTCTGGTGCAGTGCGGGGTGCCGTATGACGTGGCGCTGGCTTTGGAAGGGACGGAAAGGCTCGCCTACACCGTGATCTTTGGCGAGTTGCGCGGCTATCGCTTCGACTGGCGGCGATTGACGTGGGAGATGCCAGCCTGATCGAAATGAAGCGAGATGTGGATAGCATGCCGATCGACGAGCACATGGCCTGGCCGCGAGGGTCGCACCCTGGCCTGTACCGGGGATCAGGCGGCGTGGTGAGCGCCTGGCCGTATCAGGTGCGTCCAGCGCTCTTCTTTGCGAAGCCGGGGCGGGGCGCGGATTTCGCGGTGCTGAGGACGGCCGCCTTTGCGGTCGGCGACGCGCTGTTGGCGATGCATGGACGCGGCTGGGCGCCGCGCTTGCCGGGGTTCAACCGGTTGGCTGTGCCGGTTCGCTCGCCGGTGGGGGCGACCGCGCAGGATTTGGTGACAACGTCGATAGCCGAAGGGGTTCGGGGCGCGCAGAGCGCTTCGGTCCGTCGCACGGTGGTGGATGACGTGCCGAGGAGAAGCCGAGCCGCGATCGCTTCGATCGATGTCGCGCAATGGCCTCGAATCGACGGCGCCAAGGCCGAATTATCGCCATTCCACCTGGCGCCGATCGTCGGTACGACCGTGATGGGGACGGCGAATTCGTTCGCGCTGTCGGGGGTGCGCGCGCCCGTTCGTAGTTTTGCGCGGGCGCTGGTCGATACGGTCGGGCGCGCCGCGACGATGATGCGGCCCGATCAGCCTCACGGTGCGGCGTGGGCGACGCGGGCGCCCGCGCCGGGCGGGACGATCGGGACGAATCGCTTGGAATTCGGCCTCGCGGCGGATGTGGACTTGGCGCCGCTGCGCGATGTTGGCCAACCGGCGGCAGGCGTGCGCGGAAAATTGCCGACACGCGATGATCGGCGCCGCTCGGAGGACGGTGCCGTCGAGGCGATGGCGGGCGCCGCCGACGAGCCTGCGCCGGATCGGCTCGACGATATGTTGGACGATTATTTTGCGCGGCACGCGCGGCTGCCGCCGGCGAGCGGCGGTGCGTTCGATCCGCTGATGACGCCGCTTTGGTACGGGCAGAAGCTGAATGTGTGAGGAACCGACATGAGCGGTGTGGTGGTGACGCTGGGCGGCGTGTCGTTTCAGGACATGGAGGTACCGGAGACAATCTCGTTTGGCGGCCGGCAGCGCCTCTCGGTTCAGCCGCTCATCGGCGGTGGGCGGGTGGTCCAGACGCTGGGTATCGATGATGGTGTGATTTCGTTCTCGGGGATTTTTTCGGGTCCGGATGCCGGCAGCCGGGCGCAGTTGCTCGACGCGGCACGGGCGCTGGGGGCGGTCTTGCCGCTGGTCTGGGACGGGTTTTTCTACAATGTCGTCATCCGGGAGTTCGTCGCTGAATATCGCAAGACGAATCTTATACCGTTTGCGATCGTCTGCACGGTTGTCGCGGATCCGTTGGCGGATGCCGCCGCCGTGACGGCGCCTTTGGCGGCCATTGTGGAACAGGATGTGAGTGCGGCCTCGGCGCTCGGTGGGCAGGCGGGCGTGACGCTGGATGCGGCCGCCGCTGCGAGTGTCACCGGGCTCACGGCGGTCCGCGACGTCGTCACGGCGAACGTGACTTCGGCCGGCATCGCCACGCTCGCGGCGGGCGCCGCGCTGCAGACGGCAAGCGACCCCGCGGCCGGTGCATCGGCGCTCGGCGCCCTGAACGCGGCGAGCTCGCAATTGGCGGCGTTGAGCGCGATGAGCGGGTTCGTGGCGCGGGCGGCGACGAATCTCGCCATCGAGCTGGTGTGATGAATCGCACGGTGATCGTGGCGGGCGGCAATCTTTTTGCATTGGCGGCGCTGTATCTGCACGATGCGACGCAATGGATAAGGATCGCCCAGGCGAACGGCTTGCGCGATCCCATGCTCTCGGCGGTGCAGACGTTGATCATCCCGCCGGTCGATCCCTCTGCGGGCGGCGGCATTGCCGGTTGAGCCGCGGGTTCTGATCGCGGTCGGCGGGATCACGGTGCCCGGCGCTGTGAGCCTGGAACTCACATCTGTCGGGTATGCGGCGGCGGATCGATTTTCCGCCGCCATCGCCTTGGCGCCGGATGCCGGCACGAGCATGGCATTTGTCGCGACGCTCGCCGGCCAGCGATTGACGATATCCGTCGCGGTCGATGGCGCCGGAGTCTCGCCGCTGCTCGTCGGGCAGATCGATAATGTCAGGATCGATCTTGTGAAGAATGTCGCGGTGCTGAGTGGGCGGGATCTGACGGCGTTGCTGCTGGATACGGAAATTTCCGACGCCTTCGTCAATCAAACCGCGAGCCAGATCGCAACCGCGGTCGCCGAGGGGCATGGCTTGACGCCGGTCGTGACGTCGACATCGACATTGGTCGGGCAATATTACGAGCGTGATCATGCGCGCAGTGCGCTGGGGTTGAACGCGCGGGCGACGACGCAGTGGAATCTGCTCGTGGCGCTGGCCCGGATCGAGGGCTATCGGGTCGGTGTCTCGGGGCAGACGCTGGTTTTTGGGCCGGCCACGGCCACGGCGCCCGTGGCCATGACGGTCAATGATTTTTCCAGGCTCGCGCTGGATTACGCGGCGACCCTGCCATCGGCGACGACGGTATTGTCGTGGAATTCGCGCAACAAGGCGGCCTACCAGTCATCGGTCGGGAGCGGGGCGCCGACCAGCCTGGTACGACCAAATCTTTCGCTCGCAGCGGCGCAGAGTCTGGCCGCGTCGCATACCGCATCGA